GCAAATGCTGACAATGAGTTAATGCAAAAACAAAATACCAAACTAGATGAACTAATTAGATTAATGGGCAAACAGGTATATGTGTCTGAGCAAACTCGCTCTCAATTAATGTAATTTGGTTATATTTCCATTGACATCCTAAACTTTATTTGCTAAAGTTTGTAATAGCGATAAATACTATCCATAAGCAAAAAGGTTAACTAAATGGCAAGCTGGAAAAAATATTTTAAAGTAGCAGATCGTACTGACGGATCAATGAGTCCAATCAGTGGTTCAAATCAACCACAGGGCAGTGTTGGTAACGATATCTCATATAAAAACTATCAATCAAGTTTACCAGAAGTATATTCTGGACATCCTAATCGTGTTGAAAGATATAACCAATACGAAGCAATGGATATGGACTCAGAAGTCAATGCTTGTTTAGATATTATTGCAGAATTTTCAACACAGACCAATGATCAAAATGGTACAGCTTTTGAAATAGACTTTACAGATAAGCCAACAGACAACGAAGTTGAAATAATTAAAACACAGTTACAACAATGGAATAAACTAAACAAGTTTGATCAACGTGCATTTAAAATGTTTAGAAACACAATCAAATACGGTGATCAGGTATTTGTTAGAGATCCAGAAACATTTGAACTGTATTGGGTTGACATGACAAAAGTGTCAAGAGTTATTGTTAACGAAGCAGAAGGTAAAAAACCTGAACAGTATGTAGTAAGAGATATTAATCCAAACTTTGAAAACTTAACAGTTGCGGCTAAAACAGCACAAGATGCACAAATGAATCCACCAACACAGGGCGGATATACTGCACCTAATCAATATTCAGCACCAAACGCACAAGGCGCAGGTCAAGGTAGATTTGGTCAGTCAATGAACGAAAGTGCATTAGAAGCACAGCACATAGTTCATTTATCATTGTCAGAAGGTCTAGACTTTAAATGGCCATTTGGTACTTCAGTATTAGAGAACATTTACAAGGTCTATAAGCAAAAAGAACTGTTAGAAGATGCTATATTGATATACCGTGTGCAACGTGCACCGGAGCGTAGAATCTTCAAAATAGACGTGGGTAATATGCCAAGTCATATGGCAATGGGCTTTGTTGAGCGTATTAAAAATGAAATACATCAAAGACGTATTCCTACACAACAAGGTGGAGGCCAGAGTGTAGTAGATGCTACGTACAATCCATTATCAATAAACGAAGATTACTTCTTTCCTGTAACAGCAGATGGTAGAGGATCTAGTGTCGACACATTACCAGGTGGACAGAACCTAGGTGAGATCGACGACTTAAAATACTTTAACAATAAATTGTCTAGAGGATTAAGAGTACCAAGTTCATACTTGCCAACTGGACCAGATGAATCATCTCAGGCAATGAATGACGGTAGAGTTGGTACAGCACTGATACAAGAGTATAGATTTAATCAATACTGTATGCGTATGCAGAATCAACTAGTGCAAAAACTAGATGACGAATTTAAAATGTTTTTACGTTTTAGAGGATTTAATATTGATTCATCATTGTTTAATATTAAATTTAATCCACCACAGAACTTTGCAAGCTACAGACAAGCAGAGTTAGACACACAGCGAGTTAATGTATTCACAGCACTAGAATCATTACCATATGTGAGTAAACGATTTGCAATGAATAGATTCTTAGGGCTAAGTGAAGAAGAGCTAAGACAAAATGAAGAACTTTGGGAAGAAGAAACAGCAAATCAAGAATCAACACCAGCTTCAGGCAGTGATCTTAGATCAGTTGGTATCAGTCCAGGCGATATTGAGTCTGATATGAACACTGGTAGTGATCTAGAAGCGGAACTGGAAACACCTGATGATATAGATGCAGGTGACGAAGAGATATAAATACTATTATGATACTTAACGAACTATACAACAAACAACCAGGCTATCAAGACGCAGACGAAGATAAAAGCAAAGCTCGTATTGGTGACTTGCGTAAAACAAAGTTAACTTTAAAACAGTTAAACAAGTTACGTATTATGAATGACGTAAGAACGTATGAACAAGCAATGAAAGCAAAGCGTATTCAACTACAGTACGGAACGCAAGAAAACGACGTACAATTATAAGAATTCCTTATAATTCCTAAAAAAAGGCTCAAAAAGGTGCCTTTTTGCCTAGAAAAACTCCTATATTAAGAAAAAGTGTGTAAATACACGCACGAAGAGATATATGGAGAAAAAATATCATGGAAAACAAATTTGAACAACTTATCGAATACATCATTAATGATGAAGAAGATAAAGCAAAAGAATTATTTCACGATGTAGTGGTTGAAAAATCACGTGACATCTACGAAGAATTAATGTCAGAAGAAGAAGCAGAAGTTGCTGAATCAACTGAAGAAGAAGTATCAGAATCTACAGACGAAGAAGTTGCTGAATCAACAGAAGAAGTTGAAGAAGCTATTGAAACTGAAGAAGAAGTAGGCGGCGACCAAGCAGAAGATTTAATTGCTGATGTTGAAGCTGACGAAGAAGGTATTTCAGAAGATGACTACGACCAAGACGGTGAAACAGATGATCACGAAGAAGATCACGAAGAACTAGAAGATCGTGTTGTTGACTTAGAAGACAAGCTAGACGAGTTAATGGCTGAATTTGAAGACGCTATGAAACCAGAAGGCGAAGAAGAAGCTCCAGCTGACGAAGCTGAGATGGAACCAGAAGCTGAAATGGAAATGGAATCAACAGAGCAAGCAACTGAAGAAGTTGTTGAAACTGAAGAAGAAGTTACTGAAGAAGCTTTAGAAGAAGGTGCAGATCTTAAAGCGGCACCAAAACCAGAAACAAAAGAAGGTGCTGATCAAACTAAATCACCAGTAGCGGCTAATGCCGGTGCTAAAGGTGCAGAGGCAAAACCTCAAGCATCAAAAGGTGAAGAAAAAGGTTCAGCAACACCTAAAGCAGAAGATCAAGGCGGAACTACTGAGCCAGATCTTAAAAAAGTTTAATTTAAACTTTATTATATAGGTACCTTACAATATGTCAAACATATACTTAAAAGAAAATCTTAACTACAGCATGGCCAACATGGTTGTTGAGTCAAGCCAAGATGGTAAAGATTTATATATGAAAGGTATCTGCATCCAGGGTGGTGTAAAAAACGCTAACGAACGTGTGTATCCAGTAACTGAAATTGAAAGTGCAGTGGCAACACTGAACGAACAAGTAACAGGTGGATACAGTGTTCTAGGTGAAGTTGATCACCCAGATGATTTAAAAATCAACCTTGACCGTGTATCACATATGATTGAAAATATGTGGATGGATGGTCCAAATGGATGCGGTAAACTAAAGATTCTACCTACACCAATGGGTCAGCTAGTTAAAACTATGCTTGAGTCGGGTGTGAAGTTAGGAGTTTCGAGTCGAGGTAGCGGTAACGTTAACGAAGGCTCAGGACAAGTCAGTGATTTTGAAATTATCACTGTCGACATTGTGTCACAACCAAGTGCTCCAAATGCTTATCCTACAGCAATTTATGAAGGTCTCATTAATATGAGAGGCGGTCATAATGTTTTAGAGATGGCACGTGAAGCAAGTGGCGACGCTAAAGTACAACGATATTTGAAGAGTGAAGTATTAAGACTCATCAAAGATCTTAAGGCTTAAATAGGAGATTTAGCATGCTAGATGTACTAAAACCATTATTAGATAGCGATCTCGTTAATGAGGAAACTCGTGCTGAAATAACTGAAGCATGGGATTCTAAATTAGAAGAGGCTCGTGAGAGTGTACGTACTGAACTTCGTGAGGAGTTTGCACAAAAGTACGAACATGACAAAAAATCAATGGTTGAAGCAATCGATCGCATGGTAACCGAAAGTCTAGAAACTGAAATGGCTGAAATGAAAGAAGAAAAAGCCAAATTAGCAGAAGATCGTGTTAACCAAGTTAACAAAATGAAAGAATCAGCAGAAAAATTTAATAACTTTATGGTTACTAAGTTAGCTGAAGAAATCAAAGATCTTCGTTCAGACAGAAAAGTGCAGACTGAAACAGTTGAAAAACTAGAACAGTTTGTGGTTAAAGCATTAGCCGAAGAAATTAAAGAATTTGCACAGGATAAACAGGACGTTGTAGAGACTAAAGTTAAACTTGTAGCAGAAGCTCGTGAGAAACTAGAACAACTTAAAACTAAGTTTGTTACAGAATCAAGTGAGAAAATGACTAATGCCGTTGCCAAGCATTTGAAAGCAGAACTTTCGCAGTTGCAAGAAGATATTAAAGTTGCTCGTGAGAACACCTTTGGTAGAAAAATCTTTGAAGCATACGCTAGTGAATTTGGTGCAACTCATTTAAATGAGAACGCAGAGATTCGTAAACTAGCTGACGCAATTAAAGATAAAGATCAGCAAATTGCAGAAGCAACCAATAAGCTCAACGAAACTACACAGTTGGTTGAGTCAAAAGACCAAGAGATTGTTGTAATTAAAGAGTCTAATGAGCGACAAGCAAAATTAGATGAACTACTTTCTAATCTTAATGATGAGAAAGCAGAAGTTATGACTAATTTATTAGAAGGCGTAAATGCTAAGAAATTAGAAAACGCTTTTAACAAATATCTCCCAGCGGTTCTTAACGAGAATGTAGTGAAGTCAAAAAAAGCAACACTTACAGAATCAGTTAAGGAAGTAACTGGAGATAAAGACAAGCAAGTTGAAGTAGCTAAAGACGAAGATGGTAACATCATCGACTTACGTAAACTTGCTGGTATTTAAGTAAGACATTAGGAGAATTAATCATGTCACAAGAACTACTTGAAAGCCGTTGGGGTGAGACCAAAGACGCATTATTAGAAGGTCTACAAGGTAACAAAAGATCCTCAATGGGTGTTATTTTAGAAAACACAAAGAACTACTTAGCTGAAGCGGCAACAACAGGCGCATCTGCGGCTGGTAACGTAGCTACTCTTAACAGAGTTATCCTTCCTGTAATTAGAAGGGTTATGCCTACAGTTATTGCTAACGAAATCGTTGGTGTACAACCAATGACTGGCCCAGTAGGTCAAATTCATACATTAAGAGTACGTTACGCTGAAACATTAAACGCAACAGGTACTGCAAATGACACAACAGCAGGTGACGAAGCACTATCACCATTCCAGATCTCAACAGCATATGCTGGTGACGGTACTGCTGGAGACGCTGATGCAACAGCAGGTAAAGAAGGTACAGGTGGTCGTAAGATTTCAGTACAAATTCTTAAACAAGCTGTTGAAGCAAAAACACGTAAATTACAAGCACGTTGGACATTTGAAGCGGCTCAAGACGCTCAATCACAACACGGTATCGACGTTGAAGCTGAAGTAATGGCGGCATTAGCACAAGAAATTACTGCTGAAATCGACCAAGAAGTTCTAGCTTCACTAAGAGCTTTAGCGGCAACAGAATTTACATACAACCAAGCAACTGTATCTGGTACAGCTACTTTCGTTGGTGATGAACATGCGGCACTTGCAGTTCTAATCAACAGAACAGCTAACTTAGTTGCACAACGTACACGTAGAGGCGCAGGTAACTGGGCTGTTGTATCGCCAGCGGCGTTAACAGTACTACAATCTGCTACAACTTCAGCGTTTGCACGTTCAACTGAAGGTACATTTGAAGCTCCAACAAACACTAAGTTTGTAGGTACTTTAAACTCAGCTATGAAAGTATATGTTGATTCATATGCGGCTGACACAACACCAGTACTAGTTGGTTATAAAGGTTCATCAGAAGCTGATGCGGCGGCATTTTATTGCCCATACATTCCATTAATGTCTTCAGGCGTTGTATTGGATCCATCATCTTTCGAACCAGTAGTATCATTCATGACACGTTATGGTTATGTTGAGTTAACAAACAGTGCTTCATCGTTTGGTAACGCGGCTGACTACGTGGGTGAAATTGCAGTTTCTAACTTATCATTCTCGTAAGAGCAGTAAGTTATTAACAGTAGTTACTACTACAGTTAGATTTAAAAAGCACTCTTCGGGTGCTTTTTTTTGACTTACAGTTCTAGATAATAAGTAACTGTATGCGACAATTAGATTTTAAACTATTCTCATCACAGTTCGACACAGCGTGGAAACAAGAATTATTTTTCAGTAAGTATCCACCTAATGAAACTTATGATTGGGTAGACACAGACACACCAGAAAATACTAGTAATCAGGATGAGATAACTTATCAGTTCAATGAACACGGCTTTCGTTCAGACAGTTTTAACCAACGTACAGACTTTAACATATTAACATCAGGATGTAGTCTAACAGTAGGTATAGGTGTTAAGTATGAGAACACATGGACACAACAGCTTAAGACACATTTTAACCAGCCTACAACAGTTTGGAACCTAGCACAGAGTAGTACGAGTCCAGACTATGTTGTGCGTTCAATATACAAGACTATAGACATATTAAAACCAAACTTGGTAGCAGTGTGTTGGCCAGCAGAATCTAGAATTGAGTTACCCCAAGATAAACATTTAATAACAGACTATCAACTAGATACTCAAGACTATCCTAAACTATTAGAAAATCCAAATTGGGCATATCACAATTTCCAAAAGAATATAATATTACTAAAACAGATTTGTCTAGTTAGAAATATTCCTCTAGTACATGGCCCTGGAGAATATACAGACTTTGGTATCAATCCTGATACTACAGCAAGAGATGGAAGTCATCCTGGTAATCCATGGCATCAAGAGTTTGCTGAGCTTGTTTTTCAACACTATTTAGATAAATACTAGTGCTAGACACACGGGGTGTTTAGTTTATGCTGTTTAACCATACCAGCGTAGTGGATAGAACCCACATTGGACTTCTATAAGGAGAAATATAAAATGGGTAGACCAATAGATAAGTATTTTTTAGGCGCAACAGGCGGTAGTCCAGCTACTATTCCTGTAAGAGCAAAAGTTGCAGGCACTGCAGAATTTGAAGGCTTTATTAAGAATCAAAAAGGTTCACAAAAATTTACAGTTTCAAATGATGGTGGTACAGTAGAAGGTGTTTGCTACTTAGTAAACAAAGTTACTGGACTAGCAGATGCAGAATGTGCTATTGTTGGACAAGCAACAGGTGAAAACGTTGCTATTCAAAAAATCACTGCACACAAAGCAGTTGGTTTTAATGGTACAGTTTATTCGTGGGCAGTAGCAGACGATTCAACAGAATCTCTAATCATCCTCACAGCTCTATAATTCCTAAAATTATATAGTCAAAGAATCCTTTGTGTTAAATACAGCACAAGGGATTTTTTATGACTTATGGATTTGCATTAGGTAACGGCCGCAGTAGGCAAAAGATAAACGTACAGAAACTAAGAAAGTACGGCCTTGTCGCAGGATGTAATAGAATATACGAAGAAGAAGCAGTTGATATACTTGTTGCCACAGACAGACAAATGGCAAAAGAAATTGAAGATACTAAGTATGGGCTAACACATGAGTTTTGGACACGAAGGCCAAGACCCGACACAGGATCTAGAAAGTTAGAACGGCCAACATACGGTTATTCATCGGGTCCTGCCTCTATTGCAATACTTTGTGAAAAAGGTTGCGACCAAATATATTTGTTGGGGTTTGATCTCGGATCGCCTGATCAATATGTTAATAATTTGTATGCCGGCACAGCCCATTATAAAACAACAGATATGAAACCTACTTACTACGGAAATTGGACAAAACAACTACAGCAAGTATGTGATAGGTGGAGTAATAATACATTCTATAGAGTGATAGGTCCTGAGAGTACTTGTTATGATTTTCAAAGAACAAATATCATTGATATAGATATAAGCAAGTTTACAACGATGATAAATAGTTTATAATAGGATAAAACTATGAGTGCAAATAAAAGAATATCGGGTGATTACAATATTGAAACTATAAGTGGTAACGTAACGGTTACCTCTGATGTTATCATATCTGGAAACTTAACAGTTAGCGGTGCCCAAACAGAAGTCACTTCAACAAATACAAATATTACGGATAGAGTGATTACACTTAACGACGGTGAGTCGGGTGCAGGAGTTACTGGA